GGAAAGAATAGTCTTCAAATCCGCCGGAACGCTAGCCATGAGTGACTCTTCGTGCGTATAAGTCGGAATGCCAATTTGATAGGTGGTGATATTGGAAGTGGAGGTGATGGTAGTAAGCTGGGCTTTGTTCTCAACAACAGGGGGCATAGTCGGGTCGAGATTCTTGGTACACGATTCAGCTCCATCTGATTCCTTTTCCTTTAGCATAGGTCCGCCGGTCGTCCCAACTCCACTCTGGGCAACAAGATCGGCTACATGGCTCATGTCGACGCGCTTGATCTCATAGTCGTCCGGGTCCACAAGTCCGAAATCAAAATCAATGCCATAGAGATTCCACATATGGTCCTCAAAATCTTTGGAGGCTCCTGCCTGGGCTTCGAAATCAGGTATAGATTCGAAAGCGTCGGTCAGGCCGAGTGCATCTGTATATGCCATAGACTCCAAGGCGTACCCTTTGGAAAGAGCGGCAGCCAAGATTCGGGATGTGTACGAAACGTAGAACTTCTTACCATGGCGACTGGCCTCAATTTGACAAGAGCGCAGGACAGATTGCATTCGATGCACACTGTCGTAGGGCTCATACTTCCACACATCGAACAAAATTTTGGGCTCTAGGGGGCCGACGACAGTTCCTCGCAGCTTGAACGAGCGCGAGAGGTAAAGGCAGTCTCTAAGATTCTCGTTCTGGGGGGGTCCGTCCTTGCGTGAATTGGTGGTGACAATACCAAGTTCGGCGAGGGCAGTAGCCTTTACTGACCAATCAATATCCTTGAGAGGGCCGACGAATTTCTTCATCTGGTCATCCCCGTAATAAGTGGCACGAATGGACCCTATAAACAGGTTGGCGACCTCCACGACGCTCATGTGCGGGTTGGCAACTCCTAAAGCATAACAGTCTTGCGTGAGGGAAATCCATGATGCAATTATACTGGTGACGAAGCTTCCGGAAGGCTGCGTGCCGTTGCGCTTCAATACATACATATCTCCATGCACGTGGGAGATACGATACCAGAAATGACTCTCAGAGATGACGTGGGGTTTTATGGCAACGAAAGCCTGCATAGTAGCCAACTGGAGCAAAGCGTTGCGACGCATGGTGAGCAGGTCTTCATCTCCATCTATGGCAAAGAGGGCGTCCGCAAAATAGGCCATATCGCCAGCCTCCACAGTAGAATCGTGCTTCTGAACGTCTTCGGCCGTCCCAGTGCCATCGGGTTCGACAATACGACGATACAGCACTCCCCAATCAGGACCTAGGGGATTGATGCCAATAGCAAAGAGACCGTCACAGCCCTTTTCGACAATAGCACCGGAAACGTTTCCGAACAGCATCTTGAGTCCAACATTAACGTGGGAGGGAACAACAGAAACGGGCCGGAAAGGTTTTTCTGGTTTCAGGGTCTCATCTTTAGGGTGGAACACGATGTAATCGCCGTCCAAGGGAACACTGGAGCGCTTACAATTTTCGAGATACATTTGAGTAGCGTCTATGAGGCCTTTAGCGCAGAGGCCATCTTCGATAAGCCACGTCTTACCTTCTCCACCGTGCAGGACGTAAGGGTAACCGGGAGAGGTAGAGCGATCCATGGCCTTGACGGTGGCAGTACCGAATAGTGCTTCCTTGTAAGTAAGCATAGCAGGGTTGAGAACAGGGTAATAGTGCTTGAAGACCAATGCAGCTATTTGGCGCGCACGGTCCCCAAGAGGCAACGGCTCAGAGAGCACTCTCTCGACGAAGCCCTCGTTGTGCGTTTCGTAGTTACCGCGTCTAAGTGAAGGCAGCAGGTTGGAATCGAAGGTCAGCTTTCCATAGTCGTCGCTGTCGACTTCTTTGCCTTCCAACATGGGCCAAAGCGAGCCGGGTTTGAGCGAAGTAGAAGTGGGCACATATGGTGGTTTCAGCCAAAAAGACTGTGCCGTCACGAGAGAGCCAAAAACATCTCTTATCATTTCTTGTGTGATGGGGGAGCACACGGAAAGAGCGGAAGAACCCGCAACGTGGATTCCGATTATAGTGCTACCAGTTTCAGACCAGTAAGGCATACCACAATGACCCATTCTTCCCGGCTGGTTGAAGGCAATTGCACTAGGAAGATCGTACTTAACGCCGTTGTTAATATCCTGATAGGTGAAACCGCGTGTCATGTAACCTCTGCTAACCTCGACATGGGACTGAGGACCAAGGCGAATAAACGAATGGCGCGACAAGGCCTTAAAAGCGGTTTCTGAGGACATGAACCGCGAGGTGACATCTGCGAAGGTAACTCCGGCGATTTTGGGAATCTTGAGGAAGGCGAGGTCTTTCTCCTGCAAGATGGCCATGTAACAATCTCCGAGACTTTCTGTGCGGACTTGATCAGTGGGAGGGCGGGAGTACTCCAAAACAGCGCCGCCGGAATCAAACGCAGCGCTATCTCCTTCTCCTGTGATGAACGGGGCAAAGAAGTGGGAAGTTGTGACAATGTAATAGAAGCCGCCCTTTTCTTTAATAACGAAAGCCGTAGTGTGAAGAGAACGACCGTCGACGCGAACGGTAATGGAGAGGAGGGACTTGGCAAGGCTAGAAACATGGTCAACAACTATGGGGCCGCCTTGGGCGACGGCAGCTGCCGGTGTGGAAGGAACGTTGACAATAGGCTTCTTGTTGGCGGCAACAACTTCAACTTTCTTTTTGTCAACCAATCGAAGATCCGGCTCAAAGGACTCCGAGGCAGGCGAACGTATGGAATATATGGCCGCCGCAGCCAAAACCGTACCAATGACGACGAGGCCGGTTTTGACAAGCGAGGAGGGATCGCGTGTCGAGAGCCATAGTTTAGCGGCAACCACAGCGTTCTTCACGCGGTCCAGGCCCCAGGCGGGCTTCTCGACAATACTATAGGCAAAACACCAGTCAATTTCCGTGGGCACCTTGATGTTAATGTCAGTAGCCCTCAGTTGCAAGCAGCGCCAGTAACCCTTCGTAGTGTTGGCGGCCTTCTCGAAATACATGACACACCAAGCGCCAGGATTAGGCAGCTGCCAAGTGCCGCGGGACCTATTCAATTTGTGGACGCCGTCAGGATACATAGTAAACTCAACAGGAACAGGCTCTGCAGGCTCCATTTCGCAAAGCGCCGGGTCATCAAGACCTGTCTGGGCAAAGAAGGCTCCGATCTCGTCTAGCAACGGTGAGGGCTGCACCGCACTGGAACTCAACTGGCGGTAAGTGGCCTGCTTATAAACGGTAGCCATACGGACCACCTGGATGAGCTCTTGGCGGTCGACCTCCTTGCCGACCATGTGGGCACAACGATGGTTAAAATTTTCGATTTGGTCGTTAAGCTCCGAATTCTTCGTAATCGTGGCAATAGGGGTGAAAAATGCCAATGTGGCGGTCGTCTTGGTGACATCGAAAACGAACGTGAAGCGGCGAGCTAGAGCGCCCTTATCGGAAACGGCACACTTAGTGTTGGTGAGATTAAGGCCATTCGTGCTATGGGAGGGGACATTAGTGGTCACAGCTACGACGGGGGCAGTGAGTTCGACTTCTCCTTTGTCAGCGAGGTCGGCCATGTTGAGAGTGTACTTGGCCGTGCTAACGGCCTTATGGAACTCAGTGATAAACTTGTTGTTCAATTCGGCTGTATCGACGGAAAAAGGGTCGTCCCAACAAACGACGGAGTGGCTCTCGGAATAACGGCTCCAGAATTGATCTGCACTGTTGCGAGTGTAAACGTGGCCGTTGTAGGGACTCCCGATGGCGGTGGCGATGTCTTGAACCAAAAGGGACTTTCCGGCACCCGGAGCGCCAGACAAAACGACACTCACGGGCTCTGCTCTGGAGCTCCGATTGGAGAAGAATCTCCACATAATTTCTCGGGTCTCGCCGGCCCACACGAGGAGCACGCCAAGCTCAGACACGTTGGCGCGATTTGTTCTACCAGCTGCAAAAGCATCAATGAGACGACTTTGGAGGGCTTTGATGGCCTCGTAGTCCGTCCGCAGATAGACACCTCTACGATGAACCATTGTTTCTTTGAACCTAGCGCAATCCTCATACAACAAGCGGGCGGCAGCGTTGAACTCCGTAATGGCCCCGGTAAAAATTACACCGAGGCCTGCCGACTCTGCAACGTCGTTAACGTATGCACTGAGAAAATCAAAAATAAATGTCACTTGTTTGGCAGCTCCTTCGATAAGGCGATATCGCAAGGCCCAGGCCTCGATAACCGGATAACTCATATTGCCTCTAGCACCAATGACCAGGTTGAGCACATTGTAGATCGAAAGCAAGGCAGCGACGATCTCACCCGGGGACGCTTGTGCAACTACTTCGTCTCTGTTGTAGAAGAAGATAGGAACAGCTCCGGCGGCGGCCAGCATGGCACTGGACCGCTTGGGACCTAAGAGTGACACAGCAATGCCCAAAACAACAGAGGCGCCTATTTTATCCTTTTTCCTGACAAGGTAAACATAGAGGCCAAAGATAATAAGACCGCGAGTGACTTTGCTGGTCATC